GGCGCACGCACCAACAGTCTTTCTGCCGACGTGTGCCATAAGCTGGCATTTAGGAGCTATGAACCATGACATGGATGCGACAGCGCAGCGGAAATCCCGGCGGACCTGGTTAGCGGCCACGTTGGGGTAATGAGCATGGTGTCCAAAGCAAAGGCAACGGCGGGGCAGGAGCGCAGGTATGGGCCTACTCTGCGCCGCAAGCCGGCGGGTCACACGGCGGCGCAGGCATCGCGGAAACATGCCGCCTCGGCGGATGTACCACCCGCCGATCTAGCGCACCTGACGCTCATGCAATTGGCCCATCTAGTGGCCTTGCCGCTCTCGATGATTACCGAGCAGGTCCGGCAGACTGAGCTGGCCGGCGAGGATGGGACGGTGAATCTACAGACCTATGCCGGGTGGGTTTACACTCGGCTATTGGATATGGAAGGACCACAGAGGCATGCCTAAAACACGCCGCAAAGGCAAGACGGAAGCGACTGTAGTTCTACCCGCGGGCACGACCGATTCGCGGGGCTCGTCATGCGCCATCACGTTGATGGACATAGGTTTGATCCGCCCATATGACCGCAACCCGCGCGTGAATGACGCGGGCGTCGATGCCGTGGCCGAGAGCATCAGGCGGTTCGGTTTCCGACAGCCCATAGTCGTGGACGGTCGCCGCCTGATCATCTGCGGGCATACGCGATGGAAAGCCGCACAGAAACTGGGGTTGGCCAAAGTGCCCGTTCATGTCGCCGCGGACCTTACCCAGGAAGAGATTCGGGCCTACCGGATCGCCGACAACAAGACGGCAGACTTGTCTGGTTGGAACGCTGACCTGCTGGCCGGGGAGATGATTGCGCTCCAGGCGGCCGACGTGGACCTGACCGGGCTGGGCTTCACCGCCGATGAGCTTGCCGGCTTGCTCTATCCGGGGATTACCGACGGGCGGACCGATCCGGATGAAGTGCCATTGCCGCCCGACGCGGCAGTTACACAGCCGGGCGATCTATGGCTCATGGGCGACCAGCGGTTACTGTGCGGCGACAGCGGCAATCTGGCGGACGTCGACAGGCTGCTCGATGGTGCGCCGGTTCATCTGGTGAACACCGATCCACCCTACAACATTCACATCGAATCGCGCAGCATCAATGCGTTGGTAATGGCGAAGAGGTCTAGACCACACGTTTTAGTTTCAGACCACAAGAAACGTCAGGCCGGACGGACAAACAAGCAGTTGAAACCTCGGGATTGCTTAACGGACCGTCCTCTAAGCAAGCAGGGCTACGGTGAAAAACTGTCCGGCTGGTTTGGCAACATTGCCCGCGTGCTGGTGCCGGGCCGAAGCTTCTATCTGTGGGGCGGCCTGCCGAATCTAACAAACTACCCGCCTGCTCTCGCGGCCTCCGGAATGCACCTCTCGCAATTGATAGTATGGGTCAAAAATCAGCCGAGTGCGCCCTGCTCCGACTTCATTCCTAGACACGAAAGCTGCTTCTATGGGTGGCGGAAAGGCGCTCCGCACAAATGGTTCGGCCCGCGAAACATCGCGGATGTCTGGGAGGTGCCGGTAGTTCATCGCGGAAGGACCGTGCACTTGTCCGAGAAGCCGGTCGAGCTGGCAGCGCGAGCGCTTCAATATTCATCGCGCCCCGGTGAGAACGTCCTGGACCTGTTCGGCGGCTCCGGCTCGACCTTGATCGCCGCCCAGCAGAGTGGTCGCCGGGCGTTCCTGATGGAAATCGACCCGCTTTACTGCGACGTGATCCTCAATCGCTGGGAGAAGTTCTCGGGGCAGAAGGCTGAGTGCCGGCGGCCCACGTGAGCGGCACCGGTCCCACTGAATTGAAAAGCGGCTGAAGGAATTGGGTGGTGCACGGCGAGCGCTCCATGAAGCGCTCCGGCAACGCGGCCCGCGGCCCTATGGCGTCGATTATGGCCGGTAGTCCTACCAGTCGGCCCTCTCTCGCCGCGGGCCAGGGCGGGCGGTTTCCGCCAGCCGGCGCAGGGCTACTGCGGGCCTAAGATCGTCGCCGAAGGATGCCCCAGCGGCTGGGGAGGCAGGGACGGACCCATCACGGGCTACAGCACAAGAAATCCGCCGATGGTTGGCGACACCGGTGATGCGGATGCAAGGGCGGCCGGTCCGCATTGCTGACATCCGGCGGCACCTGGACGCCGCCGGTCCGGCTTGCGGAGACGGCGACCGCTTTCACCTACTGGCCTACATTCGCTGGCTGGCACAGACGGTAGCCGGTACTCAGCCCACGGGTGGCGAGTACCTGAGCGCCCGGCACCGCATAGCCGAACGGAGCCGGCTCCAAACTCGCGCCGGGCAGGATATCTATCCCATTCCGGACGTCGTCAATTGGGAGCGGCGGTCGCTCTGCGCTACCTCATTTCGCCTATTCGCTGAGACGTACTTTCACGACGTCTTCCACCACCCCTGGGCGCCTATGCACCTACGAACCATCGAGGCCATAGAGCGGGCGGTGCTGGATGGTGGTCTGTTCGCATGTGCACTGCCGCGGGGCGGCGGTAAGACCGCGCTCATGCGCGTAGCCGCCCTATGGGTGGCCCTCTTCGGCTACCACCCGTTCATATGCCTCATCGGGGCCAGTCAGACGCGGGCGTTGGGCCTGCTGGCTCCCCTGCGACTGGCCGTCTTGCGCAATAGGTTGCTCACGGGCGATTTCCCCGAGGCGTTCTATGCCCTAACGGCCTTGGAGAACAGTGCCAAACGGCAAGGCCAGCAGCACGTGCGGGGAGAGCTGACTCACGTACTGTGGGCGCCGGAGCGAATCGTCTTCCCGTGGCTGAGCGAATCGAACTGGCCTAGTGCGTTTAAGAGTCGCGGCCTGAGACCGCCCGCCTGCGGAGCTGTCATCGGCGTGACGAGTCTGGACTCGCACATAAGAGGCCAGGACCATCCCCGCCCGGACGGAACCATAGTCCGACCATCTCTCGTTTTCATCGACGATCCGCAGACACGGGAATCGGCCTCCTCGGCGACGCAAACCGCCTATCGACTGAGCCTTCTGCGGGGTGATGTCATGGGAATGGCACCGCCGGATCGGCAAATGTCGGCGATAGCCGCGGTGACCCGCATTTATGCGGGCGACCTAGCGGATCAGTTGCTCGATCCGGCTCTATCGCCGGAGTGGACTGCGTTCTGTAGTGGCTTTTTCGTCAGTATGCCCACGAACATGGAGCGGTGGGATCAACATGGGCGGGTCCTGATGAGCCACGGCCCGGCGGCGGCCAAGAAGTTCTACAGCCTGCATCGCGCGGAGATGGATGAAGGCGCGCAGGTAGCCTGGCCGGAGGCATACGATCGAACCAAGGAAGGCAGTGCCGTAGAGCACGGGATGGTGCGTCGGTTCCGAATGAAAGAGGTTGCCTTCCGAGCGGAGTATCAAAACGAGTGCGCCCCGGAGTCCGATGAGCCTACCAGCAGGCGACTGACGGTGCCTGAAATCTGTACCCGCGGAAACGGTTATCCACGCGGGTACGTGCCCGCCGGGGCGGTCAAGATCACCGGCTTCATCGACGTGCACGATTCCGTTCTGTATTGGATGATCTGTGCCTGGGAGGTGAACTTCAAGGGCTACATCATCGACTACGGTACATGGCCGGACCAAGGCCGGACCGACTTCACCCTCGACGACCCGCCCATGTCACTGACGCGGGCCTATCCGGGCCTGGGCGTAGAGGGGGCTATTCACGCCGGGCTGACTGACCTAGCGAAGAACCTGATGGCCCGTGAGCTGCCACATGGAGCCGGCCACGCCCAGGTTGATCGCCTACTCGTGGACAGTGGCTATCAGGCGGGCATCGTCGCCTCCGTGCGCCGGACGCTTGGCTCCCCTACGCTGACCCTGAGCCGGGGGATGGGAATCTCGGCAACGCGGAAGCCGATGTCCGCGTATCGCCGGCGGGCTGGAGAGGTGCATGGCCACCACTGGTTTCAGCCAAGCGTCGCCAAGACCGCCGAGTATGGGCATGTCCTCATTGACGTAAACTGGTGGAAGTCCAGCGTTATGGGATGGCTCAGGGAGCCTCCCGGCAGCCCTGGTGCATTGACGTTTTGGGGGACGACCCCAAGCGACCATGAAGCGCTAGCTTCGCACTTCCTTACAGAAGTCGGAATCACCGCCCACGCCCTGGGGCGGACGGTCACGGAATGGCGCCTAAAAGTGGGTGGCTCGGACAACCATTGGTGGGACTGCTTAGTCGGCTGCGCCGCAGCCGCCAACATGGTGGGGATCAGCGCTCCAGGGATGCTCTGCCCGCCAACCCGGAGTGTGGTCGCGCCCGGGAGCCTGAAGAGAAGGAGGCCGTGATGACTGCACCGCATGAAACAGCCAAGGTGGAATGTCCCGTTTGCGGCTCGACGTGGCTCCCGGTCACTCACGTGAGGCCGGGGCAGGGCTGGACCATACGCTATCGACGCTGCGGAATCTGCGGCAGAAGGATGACCACCTATGAGGTCCACGGGCGATTCGTAAAATGGGACGATCTACGGCCAGGCCCGAATCCGTAGCGCTTCTCGAAGCGCCGGCGAGCGCTTTGCAAAGCGCGCCCCCCCCACACCCCCCCCGGTGCGCGCGCTCCGCTAACGCGGGCGCGCCGGGAAGGGAAAGGAAGGCTCACACGTATGTCTCAGATGCTACTGGCAGCATAACCCGGATTTGGGCCTTGCTTTTCCCATGAACCCGGCCGATGGTTGTGGCATGAGCGATTCACTAACCGAAGCCGCTGCCGCTCCTAAGTCCGTCACCATAGACGGCGTTGCGATTGAGCAGCATGACCTGAAATCGCAGATTGAGCTTGACCGATACCTACGGCGTGCGAACGAGGCGGTTTCGCCTCAGGCGCGTTGTGGTTTTGTCAAGATAGTTGCCCCCTCGGCTCGGTAGCCTGTAGGAATTGCCAAGGATGGCCCATCGTCACCATCGGCACCACGATCGGTTCCACCCGCGTTCAGCTACCCGGTCGCGGGTGGAACCCCTCCTTCCTAGACGCCTGTCCGGCTCCTACGATGCCGCCGCCACTACCCCGGATAACCGCCAGCACTGGGTCTACGCTGACAGTCTGGACGCTCTGGCGGCGGGAAGTCCGGAGGTCCGGCGGGTTCTGCGGAATCGGACTCGGTACGAGGTGATGAACAACTGCTACGCCGCGGGCATCTGCCTCACGTTGGCGGAGAGCCTGGTTGGCATCGGGCCGCGATTGCAGATGACCGGCTGGAGCGCGGCGCGCAATCGTGAAGTGGAGGACGCCTGGGAGGCATGGGCCAAGGAAATCAATCTAGCCGCCAAGCTGCGGGCACTCCGCATGGCGCGAGCGGTGGATGGAGAAGCCTTCGCCATGTTCGTTACGCGGCCTACTGGCCGGGTGCGTCTAGACCTACGTCTCATCGAAGGCGACCAGGTGGCCAGCCCGCTCACCCTCAGATATGATCCGGCGGCGGTAGATGGTCTGGAATACGGCCCCGACGGTTTACCGAGCGGTTACTATGTGCTGCGGCATCACCCCGGTGCAGCCGGCTTCTACGGCAGTTATGATGAGGCCGACCTCGTTCCCTCCCGCTACATGATTCACTGGTTCCGGGCCACTAGGCCCGGTCAGGCGCGTGGCATCCCCGAGCTGGCGCCGGCACTGCCTCTTTTCGCACAACTGCGGCGATACACGCTGGCCGAATTGGGGGCCGCAGAGAACGCGGCGTCGATCAGTCTTGTTATGAAAACCACCCTGGTGGATGGAGCTGCCGCCAAAGTTCCGTATATGGAAGAAATGGAGCTTCCTCGAGGCACGGCGATCTTCCCGCCGGAGGGTTGGGAACCCTACCAGCCCAAGGCGGAACATCCGGTCACAAGCTACCAGGATTTCAAACGTGAAGTACTCAGCGAGATTGCCCGCGTACTCTGCATGCCCTACCTGGTGGCGGCCTTGACGTCCCGCGATATCAACTACGCCGGCGGCCGACTCGACATGCAGGCGTGGTATCGGGCAATCGCCGTCGAGCAGACAGACATGGCCATTGTGGTTCTGGACCGCATCTTCGTCGAATGGCTCCGAGAGATGCAGATGACGACTGAGGCTTTGGACATCAAGCATCAGTGGTTCTGGCGTGGGTTGGAGCACGTGGACCCGGCAAAGGAGAGCACCGCGCAGGATAGACATCTGCGTAACTACTCGACGACCCTAGCAGCCGAATACGCGGCACGCGGGCTGGACTGGGAGACTGAGCTGCGGCAGGCGAAGCGTGAACGCGATCGCTTGAGAAAGTATAGGCTGATTCCCGCTGAGAATCTTGCCCCGGCACCGGTGGATGATGGCGATGCCGATGAGGAGGATGATGGGGACACGGGAGAGGAAGATACCAGCGCCCGCCGGGCAAGAGTGAGGATCGCGCAGTAAAGGACTTACATGAAGGCTCAGAAACAAAAATCCCCGGACCGGACTCGATCGCCCATACTCCTGGCCCTGACCGGGGCGCCGGTCAAGATTCTTCAGACTGCGGCAGGCTCAGATGAGCCCGCGTCCACCCCGCGGTTTGAGGGAATAGCCTACACCGGTGCGGCGATGAGAGTGGGCAGTTGGTCGAACCCCGTCGTAATTGACCTGGACGGCCTCCTCATTGAACGGCAGGATATTCCCGTCCGCCACTCGCACCGCGAAGCTGAGGGAGTAGGCCATTGTACATCGGTGGCCGTGGTGGCTGGTGAGCTACGGGCATCCGGCCTCATCTCGCGCGACACCCCCCAGGCCGCCGAAATCATTGCATCGAGCGCCAAAGGCTTCCCCTGGCGAATGTCCGTAACCATGATCGTTTCCGCAACCGAAGAGTTGGGGAACGGGCAGACTACCACTGTCAACGGTCGCAATGTAAAGGGACCGCTCACCATCATGCGCAGTGGTGTATTGAACGAAATAAGCTTTGTTGACATGGCAGCCGATCCCGAGACCAGCGTCTCGGTAGCGGCGAAGCAGGAAGAGGAGCGTACTCAGATGAAGCGGACCAGCACAGTTGTTGATTGTCAGAGTGATGCGGTGGATGAAGACGTCAATCACGCCGGCGTCCCGTCCAGCATGGATGCAGTGGCTGTCGAGGGTGAGCAAGCCGCGGAGACGGGCTGCGGCCAGGTCACGACCTCCTTGAGAGCCGCCGCCACCGACGAACTTGCCCGCGTGAACGCCGTGAGCGCGATGGCTGACGGCTTCCCTGAGATTCAGGCGCGGGCTATCGCGGAAGGCTGGAGCAACTCCCAGACGGCAATGGAGGTCGTCCGGGCCGGCCGGCCTCGAGCGCCTGCCACGCACGTGCCGGACAGTTCCATCAATCGTGGCATACTGGAGGCCGCGATCTGCATTCACGGGCACTTGCCCGAGCAGAGCATAGAAGCGGCCTATGGTGCACCGGTCATGGATCAAGCGATAAAGCGATACCCGCATGGGATGGGTATACGCGAGCTGCTGTGTGAAGCGGCCCACGCAAATGGCTTCACTGGTCAGTGGCGTGACATCCGCGGCATCTTTGAACACGCCTTCAGGCGGTCGCTTCAGGCCTCCATGTCGAGCATCGATATTGGCGGCATCCTCAGTGCCGTGGCCAACAAGTTTCTGTTGGCCGGCTTTTTGAACGTCGAAACCACCTGGCGCGAGATCACCGCTATTGTGCCGGTGTCCAACCTTCTCGAGCACAAGTCCTACCGACTGACCGGCAACAGCATGTACGAGGAAGTCGGGCCGGGGGGCGAGCTGACCAACGGCACGTTGGGAGAGAGGGAATACGCCAACCGCGCCAAGGTCCACGGCCTCATTCTCAATGTGAGTTACGAGGACATCGTCAACGACGATTTGGGAGCAATCACGCGCGTGCCGCAGAACCTTGGCCGCGGCTCAGCCCTGGCGATCAACAAGGCCTTCTGGACGGCCTTCCTGGACAACGCCGCGTTCTTTACGGCTGGGGACGCGAACTTCTTTGATGGGAGTGGGACCGCCCTGAGCATTGACGGCCTCACCGCCGCTGAACTGGCATTCTACAGTCTGACCGACCCGGACGGGAATCCGTTGGGGACCATGCCGAAGCTGCTGCTGGTGCCGCCGGCGCTCATGTCCACGGCTCAGACCTTGTTCACGGCGCAGGAAGTTCGCAACACGACGGCCACGACTAAGTACCCGACGGCCAACCCTCATGCCGGCAAGTACCGCGTGGTGGTAAGTGCCTACATTGGAGCACCGGCTTTCGCCGGTTCCTCGACGAAAGCGTGGTACTTGCTCGCCGATCCCGCGGACCTGGCGGTTATGCAGGTGGCGTTTTTGGATGGGCGCGAGTCGCCGACCATCGAGACGGCTGACGCCGACTTTTCCGTCCTGGGAATCCGGATGCGAGGCTATCATTCATTCGGCGCGGCCAAGATGGAACGGCGCGGCGGTGTGAAGATGAAAGGCGAGGCATAGACAGAACGCGCCCCCGGGCGCGTACTGATACAGGAGAAACACATGGAGGCTACCTACTTGCAGAGCGGCGACACCATTCCCTACACGCCGGTAGGTGCGGTTGCCGCGGGAGTGGTCGTGACGGTCGGGACAGAACTGATTGGCATCGCCACCCATCCCATTGCCGCCGGTGCCTTGGGGGCCCTGGCGGTGCGTGGCATCTTTGACGTAGCCAAGGAAGCTACAACTACCTGGGCAATCGGGGATGCGGTGTACTTTGCCGCGGACGACCGCGAAGCGACGAAAACCACCAGCGACGTGTACATCGGCATGGCGGCCCTGGCCGCGGCGGCGAACGATGCTACCGTGCGCGTGCAGATTCGGGCTCGTGATGAGCGATCCACCGACGGACTGGGTGACCTTTCGGACGTCGGCAATGCCACGCCCACACTTGGACGTCTGGTGGTCGGCGATGGTGCGGCATGGCAATCGGCGTACCTGTCGCCGCTTTCCCTACCGGTAAGTGCGTCGGGCATGGGCCACCTGATTGTGCTTCACGCCGTCTGCACCGCCGCCGGAGCCGAGGACGAAGTTGTGGCGACATGCCCTGCCGGAGAGAGCCTGAAGTTGATTGATTGCTGGATAGTGGCAAGGGATACTCAGGCCGCCAATGTCAAGCTTCACAAGGGCACGGCTGGGGCGGATGATATCACCGTCGCGGTAGCCAAGGGGACCGCCGACGATAGGATCGTGCGATTCACGACACTGGTCGATGCCAAGAATGTCTTGGCCGCCGGCGAGACGCTCATGGCGAACTTCAGCGCCGCCGGATCGGCGGAAGTGTTTGCCCTATGCGTGCGCGTTACACCGGAGTAGAGTGTTAGCATGACCAACGTCGTCGCTAGTGGAATCGAGACGTGGAACGCCTGGCGTCAACGTTACGTCAGTGAGACTGTTGAATACATACCGCTGGTGGGTGAGGTCTATGCACTGCTGGTAACTCCAGGGGCTACAGTCTACGATCTGACCGACGAGAACGGCATCACCGTTCGCCGGCGGACGGTGGATTTCATCGCGCTGACTACCGATCTTGTCGCCCTGCCCAATCCGGGCGACAAGATCATCTTCAACGGGCGTGCCTACGAGGTCAATGTGCTGGGGCATGCCGCCTGCTGCGAGTATTGCGACTCGTACACGACGGCGCTCCGTATTCATACCGTTGATACAGGTCTAGCACCTGACGAGTGAGAACCGTAGATGGTTGACAAACAGCCACAGCATTGGGATTCGCAGTTAGCGGCGATCCGCGCCCAATTATACCGGATCGATCAGGCCATTCGCGGCGATGGTGAGAAGAGCCCGGGGCTGTGCATGCGTATGGATAGGCTGGAGCGGTGTGAGGCTGTCCGGGGCCGGATCATGTGGGCGACCGCAATGGGCGTACTCATGCTGCTTCTCAACCGGTTCTGGTCATTTCTGAGTTAAGCGACATGACCACATCAAGGGCATGGGATGTAACCAAGGCGGTTGCGGCACTGATTGAGGCTAGCGAGGCGCTGGTGTACGTCCGCGTTAGCGCGGAGCCGGCGCTGCAGCTAGCGGAGATGGGGAGCATAAATTGGGTCACCGTCCTGCCCAGCAGACTCAGATGGGCATGGCTGACGCGAGAGACACGGGAGTATACCATCGACGTGGAGGTCGGTCTGCAACGAAAGATTGAGGCCGGCACCAGCCTGGAATCACAAGTTGAGACTGCTGTAGCGTTGCTGGAGGAATTGGGAGTGCTCCTCGATAGTAGTTCCTTGCCCGAGCTGCCGGCGGCAACATGCACGGGCGTTGAATTGCGTATTCTGGCATCGCCCGAGGATTTGAATGCCCGCGTGTACACCGGAGTCCTGGTTGCAACCTATCGCTGGTTGGGGTAAGCGCGTGAACGTGAAGGCTCTCATAAAGCGTGTGGAATGGAAACCCGAAAGGGTCAACCGGGAGGTCGCTACGCGGACCCGGCGGACGATGACGGAAATGGGCCGGCGTATACGCCGGCATGCTCAGTTGAGCATGGTATTCGCTTCCGGCCCGTCCGCTCCAGGTACGCCCCCACACGCCCATAAGGGTCGCCTGCGGGATGTGGTTCTCTACCACTATGATCCGCGGGAGCGTAAGGTCACGACTGGAACAACGCCGCAATCCACAAGCGGAACCTCACCATCGCTCCCCGAACTGCATGAGTATGGTGGCAGGACCATGCGCACGGTGCGCGTGCGTGGTAAGGTCCGGCGAGTCCGGGTAACCTATCCCCGGCGTCCGTATCTTGCTCCGGCCCTGGAGGCTGAAGCCCCGCGGCTTCCCGATGTGTGGCGTAAGAGTGTTCGCTAGCTCAAGGAGATTTACATGACCACAGCGATATGCAAGCTGGGTCGCAATGCCAAGTTGTACTACGGCCCGGAAGATACGGCTCTAGGTTCGCTGAGCCTGTGTGGAAACGTGCGCGACCTGGAGATCAACACGACCGCCAAGGAGGCCGACACCACAACGCGCGACTCCGGGGGCTGGACTTCCTCTGCCGTGGTGAGTCGGGAAATCACAATCACGTTTGAGATGCTCTGTCTCGACGACGATGACGGCTACGATGCTATGGAAGATGCCTGGCTGAACGGGACGTTTCTCAGTCTAGCCGCCTTGAGCGGTGCACGGGACGTATCCGGCAGCCGTGGCCCATACGGCAACTTCAGCATTACCGACTTCACGGTGAAAGAACCGCTGGAAGAGGCCAGTACAGTGAGTGTCACGGCGAAAGTCGCCGCGTTTGATAGCTGGGTCAAGGTCACCTAAGTAGGGACCGGGTTGCATGGCTTTCTACTTTGCTGGCAACGAAGCGAACGCGGAGCGGGTGTCCTACGGCAACGGCGTACCGCTGCTTGTCAATCAGATGAACTCCAGCATCTCCGGCTGGTTCAAGTTCGACGCTGGTGCTCTAACGAAGGACCGCTACCTGCTGGGAATCTGGCGCACGCAAGGGGGCGATCCAGAGTATGGACTAGGCCTGTTCTATGACCACTCCATCACGCCGGGATCGATTGAAAAGCGCCTGCGCGTATACATGAGGGGTGCCGTCCCCGGCACCGGCGACGCTTACAGCAATCAAGAAATCACCGCCAACGTCTGGCATCACGTTCTCATCACGTTCACCAGTGCCGCGCCATGTCGGATTGGGCTCTATGTAGATGGAGTGGCCAAGGGCGGCACCACCGCCAATATGGCGGTGGCCGGGTGGCCGGACTTCGGTCCAAACGCCCTGACCTACGGATGGATTTATGGATTCGCGACCGCTCCGACGAAAGGCTATGAGGCCCACTGGTGTATTTGGAACACCGATCTAGGCGGCGGCCCGGCCCCGAATGGCACCGCTCTAGCCTACGCCCAAGCGATCTACGCGGGCGGCGATCCGGAATTGATCGAGCCCACACACCTGGTGCATTCCACGGCCGGTGAAAGCGAGGCCGATCCGGGCTACAACAGAATGGCTCTGCCGGCCATGATGCTCCCCGAAGTGCATGCCTGCCTGATGACCGCCGCGGATAATCCAGAGGCGGCCTTCACGCACGACGTCGACACGGCCATTGTCGTTATGTCGCCCGATGAACAGGGCTACACGCCCAACGCAAGCCGGTTCACAACCTACTGCCTACCCATCGCCACCTGGGCGGCGGCGCAGATTGTGCCGAACAAGATCAAGGCCGTCGTGCACATGGGTGATGGCGTGAGCGACTGCACGGTCTCAGCGGAGTGGGACCGCTACGAGGCCCTTATCGCCGCAACGGAGGACGTACTACCCACGGCCATTCTGCCGGGCAACCATGACTGGCCTCTAAATGGGGGCGTGCGCCGGCCCAAGACGGCTTACGATGGCCGGTTCCCGGCTTCACGCTGGAGTGGCGAGACGTGGTGGGTGGATTCCTACCCCGCGGGCACCTGCCATAATATGGCGGTCGGCTTCACGGCGTGTGGTTTGACGTGGATCATCCTCACCCTGGAGTTTGGGGCCGACGACGGGGCCATAGCCTGGGCCAAGGCCCTGATGGAGGCCAATCCGCGCGTATGGTTTATAGTCGCCACTCACACGCTGCTAGAGGGCCAGGTAGGCCTGACCGCCGACGGCGACGTTCCGTTCCGTGACGATGCGGCGCTAGGCACCGACGCTGGCGTAGGGCCACCGAGCTATTGGGGATTCACCGAGGAGAACAGCAACACCGGCGCGGCCATATTCCTCAAGTTGCTGCGCAGTGCAATAAATGTGGCACTGGCGTTGGGCTCTCACATCTACGGAGCGCACAGCATCGCGGATGGGTGGAACCACTACGGTCAGTCGTACAGGCGCATCCTAAACCGTCGCGGCGGGATCATCCACGCCATACACGCGAACTATCAGGAGGGAACCGACGGCACGGGCAACGGCGGTGCTGGATTCGTGCGTCTCCTACAGTTTCGCCCCGGCGAAGGCCGCATTCAAGTTACCGCATGGACGCCGGTCGCTCGGAACTACTCCCACTACCGGTTCTACGATTACGTCACCGCGGGCGATGGCCCTGGAGGCCAGCGCACGGTCAATCCCAGCCTCTTAGAGACTATCTCCCTACCGTTCAACTTCCGTGCCCCGCGCGGCCCGGACGTGGATGGGCTTCCTTCGGAGGGCAACTATATGGCTCCACAGACCGCAATACAGCAAGCGACAATGTCGATCGGCGGCATGAGCGTGCCGTCGCTGACTGTCAGAACCGGAGAGGCACATATCGGCGTGAAACCGGCACTCCCAGCCGGCGTCGCCGGCGCCATCGATGACGGTGGGGGCGTCGACGGGCTGCCTACCGGACATGGTTTCGAGGCCGCGGACGTGGTTGGCGTGCATTGGATCGACGCGGACGGGATAGCTCGGTGCCGGCGCGATCTCATCGTCGATACCGCCGGTGCTAGCGGAATCACCTTCGAGGTTGGCGGCGCCGGTGATGCCCTACCGGTGGAGGATACCGCCGTGGTGGTGGGCATGCAGGTTGACATTACCATGTTGTTTCCGGGACCGGACGTGCTCATGTTCACAGCCCGTGCGGATCAACAGTGTGCCGTCGATTTTCAAGCCACGGGCAGCGTCTCGATCGCCGCCCGTGCCATACCGGCCCTGGAGGGCTGGAACTGGGCCATAAACAACGGATGGACGAACCCGTTGGACGATGACATCGTGAAGGTCATAGCGAGCAACGGCGGCAGCGCCGAGGCATCGCTTTATTTGGGCGTGCTCTACGACGCAGTGGGAGGCATTTAATGACGATCTTCCTGACTCTCTTGACCCTGGTCTGCGCCGCGGCACGGCCACAACCGGTGATCTATGGGCATCTGGACCGGCTGAGTGAGAACATGGCCCAGGTATCCCTCAGCATGAGCTGGCTTCCCCGGCCCTATTGGGCTCGCATCTACCCCGAAATCCGTCTGTCGCTCAGGGCCAGGCCGCTGGTGCCGTTGACCGTCACGCCGGGTCCGGCACTGGCGGCCACCACCATAGAGGAGACGGAGGAAGGTGTGCTGATCCGGGTTACGGTTCTACGCGACGGCTACCCCCCGCCCGGATGGCTGGGCATCCTCTGCACCGGTCCGCCGGTGCCGTTGCTTACGGTGGTGCCAGGTGGTGCCACAACTCTGACGCTCGACGATGGATTTGTGCGCCTATCGCCCTATCATCCGGTCAACCACTACTCGGGCTGCTACGCCGCCCCCCAGGTGTTCACCGAATCCGGGGCATGCTGTGATGGGGGTACGTGTCTGAAGATGGATGACTACTCATGCAGCGAGCGGCCCTTCGGCCAATGGTGTGGAGCGGGTACAACATGCGAGGACGTTGAGTGCCCGGCCCCGCGCTATGGTGCCTGCTGCGATGCCGATGGTAGCTGCCGGGATGGGGTAGCTGAGCCGGAGTGTATGTTCACGGCTGATGCCGCCTTCTGGCCCGCGACGGCCTGCGGCGACCTCTCATGTGACCCACTAGGCTCATGCTGGTTCGACGAGCAAGGGGTTCTCTGCTGGTCTGACTGCCTTAAATCGGTTTGCGATACATGGTGTGCATGGCGTGGCTCGGGTGAGTGGCGTCCGGAGCGGGAATGCCCGCGGCATGACGACTAAGGTGTGCTCGTGACCTCGAGGATCGGATGATGACCCACGTGTATCGGAGACGTGACGGTGAAGAACAAAATGGCAAGTGTACTGGTAACGGCGATGGTGGCTTTGATGATCGCGGTGTTTCCCGGCTGCAAGTCGCCGGACAGAACAGAGGCGTGGCTGAACGGCCTGGAACGTATGCACGCCGAAGGGGACATGATCCTGGTAGGCAAACCCACAGCCGCGTTCTTCTGGAATCAACAGTGGGGGCTCGGCGCTGCCGAAACGACATTTGCTTTTCACGGGCGCCTCAACGCCAATCCCCAAGCGGCGGACATATTGCGAGAGCAGGTAGCTGCACGGGAATTGACGGTCCCCGCGCCCGCCTTGCCGCTCACGCCTTAACGGCGATCCTGCTCTGTCTGCCGGGTTGCGCCGCGGGCAACCGGGTATCGCTGGCTGACTCGCTGGCGGTGGAGAACGGTCATCTCACGGTTGCCCTGGCCGCCCTGGAGCGAGTCCAGGTCGACGTCGCCGGGATCAAGGCCCAGTTGGGCGGTGAGATGACGGTATCCGGCGGTCGTGCCACACAGGCCCTGGCCGCCGTGGAGAATCTCCAGGCCGACATAGCCGGGATCAAAACGCAGGTGGGTGGTGGGGGCGACTCCGTCACGGCGTGGATATATGCTGCCATTGGCGGATCGAACGTCATCACGGCTGCCATTTACCCATTGCTCATTCGCCCATTACGCAAACGACGGGAATCACACACGCGAATACGCCCCGACCATCCGCCGTAAGGGCGCACAAACGACGTACTTCCGTGCAGGGGATGGCGCTCCTCAAAGCGCTTTGGGGAGCGCCAATTGAAAATGATCCTAAGCCCGTGGCGCTAGATTCCCGCCCGCTGGTCCAAACGGTCCACCCTGAGCCGGTCCGTGCCGGGAAGAGTCGATTCCGCCAGAGGGTGGACACAACATGAGAGGTCTAACATGGCGTGCTTCAAAGATTCAACCGGGCGATCTTGGCCGCTGCGATTGGATGTGGCCGCCGCCCGCCGCGTGCAGGACAGGCTGGGCGTGAACTTGCTGGCGCCGGAGGACGGCGATCCGCCTCTCCACGCGCGGCTGGTGACCGACGACATGCTCCTAGCCCAAGTCATCGCGGTCATTCTTGAACCACAGTTCGCCGTGATGCCGGAGCCGACTGACCCGTACACGATTTTCGATGGGGTGAGCTTGGCGGCTGCCGAGGATGCGTGGTGGCAGGAGTACGCGGATTTTTTCCAGAGGCGCCCGGACCGGGCGATGCTGATCCGAAAGGGGACGGAGCGCATGGCAACCTGGATCCAGGAGGGCGTCAAGCTGATGAACGAACAGAAGGATCCGGCACTGCCGGTCGTGGACTCTCTGACTCCGGACGCCCCGGACCCTGGAGTGGATGGGAACAGGTCTACGCCCTAGCCGGATTGGTCGGCGTGGACCCGGCGGCCTTCACGGTGCGAGAGCTGGTTTGGATGCAGCGTGCTCGGTCGCGCGAAACGTGGATGCAGTGCGGTGTGATAGCCTCGGTGGTGGCCAACACTCGCATGGGGGCTTCCGGCAGAACCTACACGCCGGCAGACTTCATGCCCCAGGTCTACAGCCCGAAACCGGCCCATATGGATATCCGCGATTTGGAGCACAAGTTGGGGGTCTGACGAGTGGCAAGCGACACGCGAATTGGGCGAGCTTTCGTCGAACTATTCGCCGACGGCAGGCAATTGACCCGCGGCCTAGCAAAGGCCAAGAGTCAATTCACCACCTGGAGCCGGAGCCTCACCCGCATAGGCACGTGGAGCATGGGGATAGGGACCGGCATTCTCACGCCCCTGCTGGCCGCCAGCAAACTGTTCGCCCGCACGGGCGATGCCATCGCCGAGATGGCGCAGCGGACGGGAATGAGCACCGAAGCCCTGAGTGAGTTGGGTCACGCGGCCAAGCTGGTCGGTATGGACGCCGAGACTCTCGAGGGCGGAATCCGCCGGATGCAAGCCTCCATAATCGCTGCCGGCGGTAAAGGTGCCAAGCGTAACCTTCTCCGCGACCTGGGCGTTGACGTGCGGAGACTCACTTCGCTCAAGCCTGAAGAGCAGTTGAACAAAATGGCCGATGCCTTGTCGGGCATCGCCGATCCGACAAAGCGTGCTGCCGCGGCGATGAAAATCTTCGGTCGCGGCGGGACCGCCATGCTTCCCCTGCTGGCCGGGGGAACCCAAGGACTTGCACGCCGGCGCAGCGCAGCCGCCGCCGTGGGGGCCACCGTAACCGCGGGGGAGGCGGCAGCTGCCAGTGCCTACGCCGATATGCTCGACGATCTCAGCACCGGTCTACAATCGCTGGCTCGGGCGATTGGTGAAGCCGTGGCGCCGGTGGCCACGCGCTTGGCAAAGATCGTGACCGATAATGTGCTTACCGCCCGTGCTTGGATTCAGAGTCACGCCGATCTGATACGACTGACCATGCGCGCGGCCGTAGCCATGCTGGCCGGCGGAGCTGCCTGCATTGCCCTGGGAGGAGCACTCAAGGTGGCGGCGGTTGGCTGCGGGATTCTCAAGATTGTCCTCGGTACTCTCCTGAGTCCTATTGGACTGACAACCGTTGCCCTGGCCGGAATCGGCTACGCCCTGGCCCGCCACACGGATAAAGGCCGAGAGATGGTTGAAGGCTTGGGTCAACGACTGCGCGGGCTGGGGGAGGATGCCCGCCTGGGTATGAGTGCTATAGTTGTGGCACTCAAGGCCGGTAATCTAAACGCGGCGTGGGACATCGTGGCCGCCTATGCGGCGGTTGTCTGGGAGCGGATAGGAGGGAGCGCGGCCGATTCACTTGCCAACATGGCCGCCGATGTGCAGGGGCGGTTTCAGAACGTGTGGGACAACCTGCGGGCGGGGTGGGAGGACTTGATCGACTGGGTGATGGTCTCCTGGAAAGTGGCCTGCGATAGTATGGCGACGCGACTGGAGAAGCTGCGGGACACTCTGGCGGTCCTAGCCGGCGGCATGAGCCAGGCTGTGGGGGCCGCAGTCAAGAGCATGACCAGCAGCGTTGCCAACAACTATAGGCGCGAAGGGCATCCGGGAGCCTACAGTCCGGGACACCTGCTGTTTGGCCGTCTTCCCGGAGGACAGATGAGCATAGGGCCGGACGCGGCTATTGGGGCGGCACAGACTGGCTTGGGCAGTGTACTCAATTGGCTTTGGCCGAAGGGCAAAACTGCGGCTCAGAAACGAGACTGGTATGCCTCCGCCCGGCAGGAACATGAGGCGAAGATGGCCGAGATAGGGGCGGCCAGTCTGGCACGCGAGGAAGCCCGCGCGGCCGAACGCCTGCGGCGCTCCAATGCCCGAGCCCATGAATTGTACAATGCAGAGGAGGCCTACCGCGCGGCGCTCAAGCGGGCGACGCATGATATGAGTCCCCTCCGACCCGAAGAGGGGCCGCCGCCGAAGGATTGGTCCATACTCTATACCTATGAGCCGCCCGCCGGCAAGGCTTTAGAAGTACCGGGCATGGAAGCGACAAAGCGGGAACTGAGCGTGGTTGGCACTTTCAACCCTCGAGTCATGGGCATGCTGGCCGGGGGAGCGGCGCAGGAACGAGCTGCCCGCGCTGCAGAGGAAACGGCACGCAACACGGGTCAACTGGTGAATCAAGGCCGTAGGAACCGCCGTGGTAACACCTTCGGCTAAGTCGTCGCGGAATCACGTATGGCAACCGTAGTTGAACTCCCCGAGCGATTCGTTTTTCAGGGCGACAACCCCACAGCCGAGTACCACTACAGCGTAAACGGCGCGGATACGGAGCGTGACGCCTGGGCCGCCGTCTCGGCAGTCGCTCCGATCTACTATGACATCAACGGCGATGGGCTCTTGCTGCTGCCGCGTGTCGAGTTGAACGTGGAAGAGATGGGGTCCGGATACTGGAGAGCGTCGGTTCGATGGGGTATACTACCACAGATCGGTGATGCTTCCGAATCCATTGAAATCATCTCCGAAATGCACCACGTTACGCATGGCTTGGCGACCGTGTGGTCGCAGGGGTTGGGTAGCGAGCCGGCCCCGGCGGTTGACAATGGCATAAATCTGCGGAATCCCGGCGGTGTTCCAGAAGGCATCGACATCAACGTTCCCATCATGGGAATTACGTTCATCCGCTACTTGCCGGCTACGATGATAACCGCCGGCTGGAAGGGTACGATCTATGCCACCACCGCCAAGGTCAATGCCCTGCCTTACATGGGGTTTCTGCCCGGAGAGCTGTTGTTTGAGGGTGCCGTTCTCGCTGAACGCCGCCAGTTCAACGATTGGGAGGTACATTACAAGTTTCGGGCTTCGCCGAACGTCTCGGATGCGAAGCTGGGACCGTTTACGGAGGTTCCCAAGAAGGGGTGGGAGTATGCCTGGGCCATGACCGAAACGACGGTAGATGAAGAGACGAACGTTGAGACCAGTAGAGTCATCGCCGGTTATGTGGAACAGTTGTACGGATACGCTGACTTCAGCGTATTGGGCCTCTAATTATGTTGCAACACGTCGTCACCGGCCAACCGCTCCGCATTCCGGCGTCGGATTACAACGCCTTCGTCGATGTTGCCTTGGGCCGTAAGCGGCCTATTCCTTCACCGGTGCAATCTGTGTCTCCGCTGCCCGCCGCAGCCGGCATGCTGCGCATTCGCAATGACAGCGGCGTAACCTGTCCGCGATATGGCATTCTTCAGGTGGACGCACCTGTTGTCCGTCCATCCGTGCGTCTTGAATCCTGGCTCTACCGACCCCTCATGATGGGAATAGCTCCGGCGGCGGCCTCGATCAAGATTGCCGTAACCGATCAACGATTGCGCGATGGTGCATGCGGGCTGGCCTATACCAGTGGCGCCTGTCCGGTCCGCGTCGAAATGATCGCCGAATCACACGCCGCCGCAATCAGCATAGAGGGTGATGTAACCATGCTGCGGAGCGCGGTTGCCGGTATCGTCGAGCTGTTGTGGGTGGAGCCGATTGAAGAGCGGACCGATTCCGACGTGGCATGGTGCATGGCCCGACTGGGCGCCGGGGCCGGTATACACTTCCTGCACTTCATCGTCGATGAGATTCTAGACACGATCCGGGTCAAAGGCCGGCGAGTTGTACCGCTGGATCGGCTCGTGAAAAGTTACGTGGTGGAAAGCGTGCAAACCATTGCCTCGGTCGATCCGGACGTGCCGGCGGCGGACTATGATCCTTTCCTGCGAGAAGGCTGCTGGCTCCCGGCCATTGAGGATGCGTATGGCGTGACGGTCCTGTTCTACCCCAAACCCGGCATACGGCACGTGGATAGCCTGGCGGGGAAGCTGCCCAGCGAATGCAGGAACGATTGACATGTCCGGCTTCACATGGCCACTGGATACACCGTTCACCCAGGAGTACCCCACGCGCACCGCGTCGATCTGCGCCTGGATGACCATGTCCATGATCTTGCGCGGCGAGACGCAATTCGCCGAATGGATATCCACCACTGACGTGCGGGCCACGGGCGTAGGTCCACCCGCGGAGAGTGAACCCGGAGAGCGGTGCGCTCCCCACGTAGCCGATGACATGATGATCTGCCATGACGGTCGGGCTCGGGTGTGCGTTTGCGGTCGCGGCACGTTTACGCTCTCGGACCTAGTCCTCGCCGACGTGGAGGATGAAGCACAGGGCTTTTCCGCTGGGAGAGCATATAGCATAGTGCCATACAGTCCACCCCCAACCTATGTTGTAATCTTCGATAGTTCTACTTCGGGGATGCCGATATAATGGGTCCCGACCCGCCATTTTTCTCGCCGTGGTTGTGCATACCGGAGATCAGTCCTTATCAAGGATGCTGTCTCGGCAATCTGTATGTTTGTGGCGTTTCCGATGGCGCCGGCACGGCCACGGATGCCGGTCGGCGCGTGCTGACGGCCGAACCGCACGACATCCTAAGCCCCGCTTCATCCAAGGATGCCTGGGGGCGGGTGGCCAACCTCTGCGCTCAACAGCACCGTCGCTTCCCGATGGATCAGGGACAGCGCTTCAGTCTAGCACCCGGACAAGACCCGGACGATGGATGGGACGAACCGAACGGGGATCCTCCCAACCTCCGCTTATGCTCGTACACGTTTGAGGGAGGACACCCGATACACCACATGGAGTGCGTGCCGAGGGACTATTCGCCCGCCGGATGGCGGCCGGTCAGCTGCGTATGGTACGGCGGGCGGCACATCGGCTTCATCCACACCAGCCCATGCATGGTGGTGCAGAATAAAGAGTGTTGGGGCAAGGGGCGTAACTACTATTGCGGTCAGTATGGGTTCCCCGGCTGGATGGGTGAAGATGAACGCGGCATTTGGTCATACGCTGCGGTTGATATCTCCCACGCCCGCTATACCCATGTTGATCCCTACAATCAACTGCGATCGGCTGTACTCCAAGCGGTGGCGGGATTGCCCATGCTGGATCGATTGGATCAATTCAACGGTGGGGCTTACTCGTTCGAGTTGATTGATGCTTGGTCGCGCGAATGGAACGAGGCGGAACCAGAGTTGATGCCGGTCGTTGCCCAGTTCGAGGGGGCCACACTAGCCAGATCGGGACATCCGGTCACGGCGCGGCTGGTCCTGCGGTGGGCGAAACTCTCCATGTCCATGCTCTTATACCGCAGATACAAGATGCCCTCCCCTCCCCTCTTGTCCGACCTCTATCCGGCCATTCAATTCACGATTGAGGCCGAGACCGCGCTGTGGAGAGCCTTCGCGCCCTTCACCTGGCATAGCCCGTGGGGTGAGGATTACGACATCAGCGTAGACGGCGATCCGGTCAACGGAAACATCATTGGGCTGGACGGCGAGCACGTGCGCTTGCTCGACGCCGATGGTAGAGCCCTGGAGCTGCCTACGTGGGTGCAGTGGCGTGGCCTCAGCGGCCCGGATTCGCAGCCACCCTGGCTGTCTATCATGCACGACTCCGCCGGTGGCGGCCCCAAAGGCCAATGCTGCTGCATTGCAAAAAAGCTGGAGGGCTACCACATAGCCGCTGAGCCGAGTCATCGGGATGAGGTTGAGAGTGAGCGAGAATGGGCGGGCTACATTACGATCCAAAACTTCCCGAACGCCGTCGACACGTGTGGGCCGTCATGGCATTCATGGCCCTGCCCGGATTGACCGGCTGGAGGTAGGAGCGTGGTATCAATTCCTCGGGGCTTTCAACCTATCGCACCGCGGTCCTTCGACCTGCCACGGCGGCAACCTTTGCAAGCGCCGTTGCCCACGCCCTACCGCCCGCAAGCGCGAGGATCCCCGACCGGCGGGCATGTACCGGCATCGCCCCAACCGCCCGCGGACCCAGGCCTGCCGGCGGACGTCGCTCTTATCCTGCGCGCCGGAGCACGCTATCGATCGCTCATTCACAAGTGTGCCCTGGCGTGCTGGTCGGTTCCCGCCTACCCGGACCGGTGGTATGCCTGGGCGCGCCTGCGATTGTGGCCGCGGGCTCGATCATTCTTCAGGGCGTGGGCCGGGCGACGGGTGCCACCGTCCGAGCTGGAGGCACGAATGGCGAGCTGTTCGAGCTGCCGATCCCGCCGCCTGGTGCACGCGCGCGACTACTGCACAGCCCGTAGTTGTGGATGCCCACAGGCGTGGTGGTGGCCCTGGGCCACTCTGTCCAAGATGGCGCGGCTACGCGCGGTACGGTGCCCCCGCCAACTCTGGCCCCACGGCTAAGACTCCTGCGCACGCGAAGCGCTTTGAAAAGCGCTCGGCAAACGCCGCCGCCTGCCCGCAGATGGATGATCGGGCCGGATGATCTTCCCGGCCACCCCGGCCCCAATGCGTGGCAGGACGGGCGGCTTCCGCCAGCGGGCGGATACCTGCCGACGCTCCACCAGCGGCCAGGCCGGGGAGCTGCTCACCGCCGCCATAGCAGATTCGTGTCATTTCGCCAAATCCCGCCCTCAGACGCCATGTGCCACGTGGTAGGCCGTTGTTTAGCCTACCAGAATGCAAACAGGGTGAATGCAAAATGTATACAGATTTTGTTTGACATGTTGCCGCCATGTGGTATGATTCAACTGCCGGTGGACACCCCGCCGGAGCCCGCCAGCCGGGCTTACGGCTGGAGCGAAAAACGGAGACAAAAAGATGACGGACCGAATTATCGACGGGCAAAACCACGACGACCGGGCCTTCGCCCAGATGATGCGCAATCTTGCCAGCCCGCAGCCGGCGCGGACGGGACGGCTCGTAAAAAGCAAACGTGGATCTTGGGGACGAATCTTGCAGACCGGCTACCGTGCCGGCTGCGTCGGCGCGATCAGTCGCGCGGAATGCCTGGAACTTGGCCTCACGCCCGGCCCTGCGAACTATTGAATTGGCGAGAGGCTGGTGATCTCGCCTGCCGACGAGCGAGGGAAGCGTGGCGGCATCGAAGTGGGCGGCGGTCAAGGTAAAAACCGTGATGCGTAGCTACCTCCGTATGGGGCCGGGCCTGGGCAACGGCGCGGTTGCCCCCCGGCCCCTCGCTGGTTCTACACTGCGGCGGGGTGGAGATGATGACGATGGCACACACGGAAGGTGGCGGCTCGGGCGGCAGGGAAGACGGCGACGCCGGATGGGGAAATGCAGGCAGGTCTATGATGCAGAGCTACCTGATGCGTGGCGACTGCATTGTTGAGATGAAGAAGCTCAGCGACGGGGTAGTCGATCTCGCCTTCGCCGATCCACCGTTCAACATCGGCTACGAATACGACGAGTACGACGACCGCCGGACGTGTGCCGACTACCTTGGCTGGTCGAGGGAATGGATCAGCCAGGTGGTCCGCGTGCTGAAGCCGTGCGGGACGTTCTGGCTGGCGATCGGCGACGAGTACGCGGCTGAGCTTAAGATGATGGCCACCCGCGAGCTGGGCCTGATCTGCCGAAGCTGGGTCGTGTGGTACTACACTTTCGGCGTGCACTGCACCCACAAGTTCACTCGCTCCCATGCCCACCTGTTTCACTTTGTCAAAGACGCCAGCCGCTTCACCTTCAACGATGAGGCCGTCCGCGTTCCGTCGGCCAGGCAGCTCGTCTACGCCGATAGTCGAGCGGATCCCAAAGGACGAGTGCCCGACGATACGTGGATCATGCGCCCCACGCCGCACGAGTCATGGATTCTAAGGCCCCAGGACCTGCCCGAAGGCTTCACCGCCGACGGCGATACCTGGTACTTCCCACGGGTGTGCGGCACCTTTAAGGAGCGGATGGGCTTTCACGGCTGCCAGATGCCCGAGCAGTTGCTGGGTAGGATCATCAATGCCTGCTCGAAAGAAGGCGACCTGGTGATGGACCCCTTCGCCGGCAGCGCCACGACCTTGGCAGTCGCCAAGAAGCTCAGGCGCCATTACCTTGGCTTCGAGCTATCAAAGGAATACCGGGACCAGGGTGACAAGCGATTGAAGAAGATCACGCCCGGCGATCCTCTCGACGGCGCCGAGAACCCCCTGGTCAGCGTCCCCAATACAGCCAACGGCAAGGTCCGCGACGCCGACGGGCGGCGCGTTGGGCAGAACCACCGCCCACGGCTTAGATCGGTTGGTGGCGGTTAGGCCGGGGGATGATCTAGCCGGCGTGGCGAAGCGGAATCACCGTGCCTTTGAACCGAAAGGAATGTGAGATGAAACATTACGCCCAGAAGCCGGATGGGGTTAGCGGTGAGCCATTTCGGATAAACATGAACTATGGGACTCACCGTAAGTTGAGTACACTTGCCGAACGGACCGGGCTGACGAGGACCAAGTGCGTGGCCAACCTCGTCACGGCCGCATTCGAGCTGCGCGACATCGCCGAAAAGGAATCGCCCAATGAGGTAACCGAGGCCGAGGGTGACGTTGCCGCGTGCGCGATGTCATCGCGCAAGCGATGGGCTGTTTTGAATGCACAAGTGCAGCAAGTGGCAATCGCCCGCTTCCCACAGCGGGCAATTCAGAATGAACACGTCTGGTTGCAAATGAGCCGTGCCCAGCGTGACTTTGCCATACGTTGCTATCCCTACACCGGCCTGCTCTTTCCGCACGTCTGGGCGACCCTGGAGAAGGATCGCCGGGTGATGATCGAGGGCGGTTGCCTGGCATGTGTGAAGCCGCTTCCGGAAGTGGAGGTGGAGCTGGCGAAGGTGGTGGTGGCGAAACACGCAGCGCAGCAGGAGGCGGCGAGGGACGGTATTCGGAACTCATCGAGTTCCGATGCGTACCTGGGTGGAGGCGATCGATCTAATTCTCGATGGTGATAGACTTCTGGAAATACCTGCATCTGCGGTGATGCAGGCTCAGGGTGTAGCAATCGGCACCGCCAGAGGCATATTGCGAAAGCTGCGCCATCACCTGCCCAGTAGGGCTATTCGGCGGCTGGTGACAAGACTTGTAGCTAAGCTCGTATCCGACTGCGGGTCCACACCGCCCGACGAGGGGTCACAGAGGCCGCGCATAATCGCCGCCATGCTGTTTTTGATCGAAACCTAGCAACCCAATTGAGGGAGTACACTCGTGAATGATCTGAACACAGTAGCCGGTAGAGCCGAGGAGAATGGGTGGACCAACATACGGGTTCGGCGAGCCGTGCAGGAGAAGCTGCGAACCATCGCTCGGTTGACTCATCGCTCTATGGCCGGTCATGTGACGTTGCTGATTGAAGAGTGCTATGCAGCACTGAGTGCGTCGACGGGCGAGAAGGATAAACGGCCATGACACACACGTACATCAGTGTACTCGTGCCGTTGCTAGCTGATGACTGGGCTAACCGTTCTTGCGGCTCCCCGGTGTTATATGTGCCAATTCAGAAAGGATGCTTTAGTGAAGCCGACTATCCGGACGCGACGGCCCCCATCGGCGATGCCGATTGGTTCATAACCGGGACGAGCCCGATGAATGGGTGGTGTTGCGAGCTGCACTAACCGTTGGGGGCAACATGGAGACTACCTGCAATTACCTGCCCTATCCGCCGTCGGTGAACCACTATTGGGTGTACGCGCGGCGTGCCATACACCTGACGCCCACGGGGCGGATATACCGAAGAAGGTTTGCATGGGCGTGGGCATCTAATCGTGTAGAACGTGATGCCACGCTCGACAACGATCCGGCGTCCCTGCGGTACGCCCTTGCAATTACCGTGCATCCGCCGGATCGCCGCAAACGCGACCTGGACAACGTGCTGAAGGCTATCCTCGACGCCCTCACGTTCTCCGGCGCGATCCACGACGACGAACAGATAGATGATCTCCACGTGCTGCGTGGCGATCGAGCTTGCGAAGGCTGTATCGACGTGGTGTTGTCATCGTTAAAAAGAGCAGACCGGCGGAGCCCGAAGAGACGGAGGTAGCCTGTGCCCGACGCCCTGGTTAATCACGCCATGCGGTATGCCGAATGGGGTTATCCAGTTTTTCCGGTTCGCTGGCGCGGTAAGATTCCCGCTACCACGCACGGCTGTCTCGACGCTACCGTGAAACCCGATGCCGTCCGGCACTTCTGGAATGGTCATCGCCTCAATATAGGCGTGGCTACAACTGATTGCGTGGTTATCGACGTGGATCGGCCGCTGGCCGATGATGCCGGCCATGAATGGCTCCGGAAACACCGCGCCGAGCTGGAGCGATCGGCTGGTGCCATAAGTCTTACGCCACGTGGGGGCCGCCACTACTGGTATGCTCAGCCGCGGGACCGACGGATACAAAACAGTGCCTCCAAACTCGCGCCGGGAATCGATGTACGGGGCACGGGTGGTTACGTCGTCGCGCCGCCGTCCACGGGCACGAGCGGTGTTTACACGTGGATCGAAGACAGGAGTCTATCGGCGACGCCCCTACCGCTGCTGCCGGAATGGCTCTTGCACGAGCTGACGGATGCCCCTCGATCATATGAACCCGTGGCGTTGCCGCCGCGCGTTAGGGATGGAGGGCTTGCCACTCCCTCACCAAACGTGCCTATTGGCCGCCGCAATGCCTACCTGGCGACCGTGGCCGGACGTCTGCGCCGGTACGGGTGCAGTGCTGCCGAGATAGCCGCGGTGCTCGAGCTGCGCAATCGAGAGCGGTGCTCTCCGGCCCTCGATGCTCAGGAAGTTGCGGCGATCTCCGCTAGCATGGAGCGGTACGCCCCCGCCGCACGTCCGCATGCCGAGGATATCATCCGCCTGGCCGTACAGTCGCCTACACCGCTCCCGGCGGAACCGGTCATCGAGGGACTTCTGCGTCGAGGTGAGGTGGGGAACTTCATCGCGCCACCCAAGACCGGCAAGAGCTGGGCGGTTCTCGATTTGGCCCTGGCGGCCATTTCAGGCGGCCTCTGGTGGGGGCGGTTTGCCTGCCATGCTCGCAGAGTGCTGATCCTGGACTGGGAGATGCCCGTCATGCTCCTGGCGGCGCGCTTACCCGTAGCCGCCGCGCTGCGAGGCATCGCCCTTGCCGGACATGATGACAGCCTGTACGTTCTCCCGCTCCGCGGCTCTGGCGTGGGTCTGGAAGCGGTGCGCGAGCTGTGCACTGCCGGTGAGATTCCCGCCGCTGACCTCATCATCGTGGACCCCCTGTACCGAACCTACGGCCCCGGCTTAGATGAAAACAGCAACGCCGCCATAGCCGGCCTATATGGTGAGCTGGACCAGTTGGTTCGGGCGACTAACGCCGCCATGATGATCGTTCACCACGCTGCCAAGGGAGGCCGCGGATCGAAGGCGCTGACCGATGTGGGCGCCGGAGCCGGTAGTCAGAGCCGGGCCGCCGACACGCATATCATCCTGACCCCGGATCGCGGGGGATCGCGTGCGATCCTCGAGGCAGCCGCCCGGAGCTGGCCTCCTATCGCGCCGGTTCATCTTGAATGGCGACCACCTTTCTGGGCGCCATATGACCAGGTGCCGCCCCTTCAGGGCGCCAACCCCACCGGTATGACTGCGGCGGAGTTTGTCACACGCTATGTTCGCCCCGGCAGCACGCAAGCTGCCATTCGGGCGCAAGCTCGTGGAGTGCTCTCCTGGCGAGGCACGGCTCAGATGATTGAAGCCGCCGAAGCCGCCCATCTAATCGAGCGCCGGACCGATTCGCGCCGCGGACACGCGGTTCTGTTCTACCCGGTTGGGGATTGCCCCGAATAGGACGTGCACATGGATTACTTGAGCCCGCATAGATGCACCGAGGCGGCAGCGTGTGCCGGAAGGTTCAGGGCGGCGACTGGCTTCTTCTGTATGAAACCGCCCCTACCAGCGCCGCGATCGGTTTGGCCCGCATCACCGGGGTGATATCCGGCACCCCACAGACCATCTGGACCAGCCTGGAAGATGAGATGGGAATGACTCGTGAGCAATTCATGGATGCCTTCCGGCATCGGTGCCTCGTGCATGCTCTGAGCGTGTGGGAGCCTCGCAGGTTTTCCAGGCCCATGCCGTTGGCCCGATTGAGGACGCTCTATCACGGGTTCAACCCACAGGCATATACGTACTGGGTGGGGGAACCCTTGCATCATTTAATCTTCGAGGCATTTTGCGGAGATGTGAACGATGGGACAGACTACACGGATTGAATGGGCCGATGCCACCTGGAATCCCGTTACCGGGTGCACGCCGGTAAGCGATGGATGCCGGAACTGTTATGCCAAGAGAATGGCATTACGACTGCACGGGATGGGCTTGCCCGCATACAAGGATGGGTTTGGGGTCCATCTCCAGCCTCACACCTTGAATTGGCCGGCGACTCTTCGAAGACGCAGTCGCATCTTTGTCTGTTCAATGGCGGACCTGTTTCACGAATCAGTACCGGAAGAATACATCGACCTCGTGTTCGAGTCCATGTTGGAGAGTTCCGAGCACGTATATATGCTCTTGACCAAACGCAGCGGACGCCTGAGAAACTACGCCTATCGACGGGCGCAGGTGCCGGGCCAATGCTGGCCGGCACACGTATATGCCGGAGTCACGGTTGAGTCGGCCAGCGAAGCCTACCGCATTGCTGATCTGATCGCCGTACCGGCGAAAGTGCACTTCATCTCGGCTGAGCCTCTGCTTAGTGCATTGCCACCGTTGCCGTCTCAAGGACTGGACTGGTGCATCGTTGGCGGTGAGACCGGGCCGGGGGCGCGCATCATGGAGCCGAATTGGGTGCGCGATATCCGCGACGATTGCCGGGCAAAACGGGTGCCTTTCTTCTTCAAGGGATGGGGCTCCCGTTACCTTGGTGGCTTCGATTACCGGCTCATCGATTGTGAGCGGCATGAGAACATGCCATACGAGGCCCAGGCGATCGCGTTGCAAAGAATGGCCCGGAAGTGGGAACTTGCGGTCCGAAAGCTGCACAAGGGGACGTGATAGGAGAAGAGCATGAAGATATATGTTAAGGAAATGGCAGCCCCTTTGTCCGACGCGGACATTGAGCGAATCTGTCGATGCATCTGGGATGCACTGTGCTGGAGCCGTAGGAACCCGACGCAACGCATCACCTGGGCGATGGAGCAGACATATCTGACCCTCGGAAACGAGGAAGGGCGGCTGGTAAGGATAGTGTCATGGATGCCACCCCTCGGAGATTACTCACCCGCAGCGTGCGACCAGGTTGCCGGTGATGTGCAGCACACCGGAGGCCGCGGTTTAAGGATGGCGTCTTTTGAAGATGGATTTCGATTCGGCCTCTTCGTGAAGGGCTTGGGGATTCTTATTGTGAAGTTGATCGCGTCACTGCTGTCGGCGTGCAGATGTGGCCTACACCGACTCATGTTTGGAAAGGAACAGGATAATGAGCGAAATAAGTGAGGCACCACATAAGTGCTGGTTAGAGGCCGTCGAACCCATCGAAGTGGCCGGGGTAGAAACTATCCTTCAGATGGCATGGCTCACAGGGCACGCTCCCTGCCCTGGCCAGCGGGCCGCCAAGTACCTGGGTCTAACGCCTGAGTGCCTGCGCCAAGCCATTGCCGCAGGCAAGATACCCGGCGTGCTCATCGGCGATACCTTCCTAGTGTACCTGCCCACGTTATTTGCTCGGTTGAATGATCTGTGCAAGTCGGCCCCCGGATACGAGTTTCACACCAACGTCAAGGCAGTGAAGGGGATGACCACCTTTGGACTGTGAGAAATGCACAAGTGCTCTTAGGTACTACCGACGGCCCAATTGTGCTTCCTTAG